AACATACCATTCTCGGAAATTTAGGTATTGTTTCAATGTTAGGTTTCCGTTCATATCTGCAAATAGCCATTGTTGCGTAATTGCCTCGTTGTTAAATTCTCTGCGTTCTTCAGTTTTGTTTCTCATTGTCTTGTTTTTTAGGGTTTAAATAATCGTCTTGAGCTTCTAAGTAAGCTAAGTATAAGTCTAAGTCAAAGCTTCCGCCTTTATCTTCTTGACAGGATTGATTTCTCCACCATTGCATCTTTCGTTTAATGCTGAAGCTTGTGGGTATAAATATATTTTCCATAGTTTAATTTTTAAAAGTTTCTTCGTAGTATTCCTCACAATTCATAATTGATTTATCTTTATTCATATAATAACCAACATTATATGCTTCTTCTATTTGCTCTTTCTCTATTGCTAAAAACTTATGAAAGTGATTGATAAATTCTTTGCCTTCCGTAGTGTAAACATTGAATAGTTGAGGGTGCAATTTCTCTAATTCGCTAAACACTTCTTGTACTGCTGTTTTATTTTCCATCTTAATATTCTGAATTATCGGTTTGAAAATCACGCTCATCTTCTACAAAACCCTCAAAACCAAAATCGTTAGGGTCTTCAAGTATGTGCTCTTGTATAAATTCTACCATTTCGTTTACTTGACTTACACTAGGGTAGTAGTAATGCTTTACTCCGTTTATTACCTGTAGACTATCCTGCAGTTCAACTTCTACTTCAAGGTCACCTTCATAACTCCAAGCTCCAAAGCTCCAGTTAAAGTTTACTATAAATTCTATTTCGCAATCTTCGCTAAAATATTGTACTTCGCACTTGCGGTCAGTTGTAAAATCATATTCCTTTTCTATCATCTTTTAAAGTTTAGCTGTTAATAATGTGTATCGTGCTTTAAGTCTGTTAATGGCTCTAATTTCTGCCTGTATGTTTTCTTCAGTATGGTAAGGTGTTAAGCCTTGCTCATTATTTCTACCATTTGACCAAAGCATCTCATCTAAAGTTCTTTGCCCTTCAATAATTAAATCAATAGTTCTGATACAAGCTTCGTGTCGTTCTCTTAAGTTTTTCATATTGCTGCTAAATAAAGTATTATTAATAATCCGCCTATCATAATAAGCATTCCTTTTCCTAAGTAGGCATCATCTTCGTTGGTTGGTGTAAAGTAGTCAATCAGTTTTTTCATAGCGTTTGTTTTTTAAAAGTTAAATTATTTTCCCGTTTTGTTATACACAAAGATAATACTTATTTACATTTGTCAATAACTTTATGTAATATTTTAACATATTTTAACATTTGTTCTACGTCCAGCATAGGTTTCAAAAAGTGAAATTTATATAATTAGGGTAAAATGTACTTAATTTCGTACACGAATTAGGGTTATACCCTTAAGTTTGTATGAATTTTACCAAGTTTTTAATGCTACTCCCTTAAAATATATAATAATTGGCGAGTGCATTCCCTATAAAGTATAATTAACTATTCAAATTGTAGAGATTTTACATATAATGTATAATGTAGTTTACAAAATTGTAGGCTTTTTGTTACTTCTATGTCGCATTATTCTATACATTAAGTCGGTTATATGCCGTTTATGATGGAAAATTCTAACAAGATTTGTGACAAAAATGTCATGTTTATTGCGTAAAAAACTAGACAAAAAAACCCCGCTAAGCTAATGCCTAACGAGGTCTCCTATTACTCACGCTATGAGAGTTAGAATATATGTGTAAGCCTTGCTATTTGTCCGTGTTCTTTGTGGTGTATAAATGCTTCTACGGCCTTAATTGAAAGATAACCATTGCGATGATGCCAAGAATCACTACCTGAAGGTGAGCGTAATGATTCAACTGTAACTCCTATGTAGTCTTTAGAAGTCTTATGGTGAATATGATGTGTGTAAACATAACGATGTTTTGATTCGCTCCATTCCTTTGGGAACTCGTGTGCCATTAGTAAAGGCAAGTCTGCTAATTTAGCACCATCTCCGTGTGTTGTGCCTATTAAGTTCTTTCCGTATAAGTACCCTTTCCTGTGAGCAATTGAGCAGTCAAAAGTAATATTAGGACAATCTTTAAACCAAGTTTGAATAACATCAGCAAGAAAAAAGCCACTTGTATAATCGTGGTTCGAAGGATTGAATGTAAAGTGTACATCAGCAACCGATAATAAAGTTTCAAGAATTTCAACATATAGTTTTTTAGCAGTTAGAAAATTAGAATACCACATTCCATCCGTGTCTTGAGGTGTTCCACTGGTAGTTGTTCGTTTAGGATTATCAATGTGTAGAATATCGTTACCACCGATGAATAAAATCTTATCTATACAAACGCCTGAAGACTTATCTAAAAGTCCTTGTACGCCTTCTCTGACTCTTTTAACAGCTATCTGAGTGTTATAGTCTTCACCTACTTCGAATGATTCACAAAGCTTTCCTATATGAATATCTGCAGGATCAATAACTAATAAGTGACCTTCTTTACTTGGTGTTCGTGTTATTGTTGGATATTTCGGTGCGTAATCACGAAGCTCGTCTAAAATAGATTCCTTTATAGAATGTAATTTAGCTTCCTGTTCGTTTTTAAAGTTTGGATTCTTAAAGAATAAACTTGCACTTTTGGTTTTAAGCCATCCGTGTTTTACATCTTTATCATTAATGTCTGCTGCATCAGTAGCATTCTTGATTGCTCGGTATTGCGTAACAACATCGAATTCTTCGCGTGAAATACGCGGTCTAAAATTTCCCATAGCTTAAATTTTTTTGGTAAATGTAAACTATTTTTTGAATGGGTTGTATATTTTATCGAGTATTCGTAAAACAAAGTTTAAAACAAAGCCTATTATTAAGCCGTAAAAGAACAACTTCCAATTAGTTTTTGCTTTTTCTTGCTTTTTATCCTTATATATATACTTGTATTTTAGCACATCTTGTTTTAGCACCTTTGTTTTGTACCTGTATTCAATTTTTGTTTGCCACCTAGTCTTAGGAATGTAAATATTTGCATATTTTATGATAGTATCTTTGTGCGTTACTATCTTTTCCCAATAAATTTTGTTGTCTACAATAACAGGAATCGAGTCTATAGTTGAAATTCGGATAGTATCTGAACTTTGTATTAATTCAAGTCCATTTTTGACTGCTTTTTTGTAATGCCATATAGCACGCTTAGCGTGACTACAAGCAAAAAGTAATGTGATAATACTTAAACTAATTAATAGTGTCTTAAATCGCATAAAAACAGGCTTTAAAATCATTTAATCTATTCAACCAACCTTTAAGAAATACTGAGTTCTTTCCTTTTGCTATTGCTCTAAAGAATCTTTCGCGTTCTACAAACATAACAGCAAGTAATTCCCTTGCATTAAGTGAGTTTATGGCGGTAATTGTATGCATTCCTATTGCTCCGTCTATTGCTATTTTTACCCCGCACTGGTTAACACACTTTTGCACTGTCTTAATTGCTTGACTTGTACCTGAACCCCAAGCTATTTCAGTTATAAAGATTGCTAAAGTAACATCATTGATACTATCAGCCTTAACGCCATCCCAATATGATCCCTTGAATACTTTAAACCAATCTTCGCTATTCATTGTTAGAAATCTGCCATCGTTATCGTGTCCGAAAGTATGCACCCAAGCTTTATAAGTTATACCTGCGTTGGTATGGTAACCGCTTTTACCTTCAAATGGTGTAGGACAAGGGTACGAGCTTGCACTATCCGAAGTATGTCTACTTAGTCCACCTTCCCATTTGCGAATCCAATGCACAAACGCATTAATCTTTGAGTCCATCTATGTCGGTTTTAATTTCCTTAGCTCTACCTACTGCTCTTTTAAATGCGTGCCATAAGCCATAAGTATGCACCGCCCTGTAACTTTCATCTATGCTAAATATTTCAATGCTAATTAATATAAGCGCTATCACTTTGGTAAGCATTAAAGGTACTGAAAAGAAGGTAAGCATTATAGCATTTAAAATAAATTTGTCTATCAAGAAAAAAAGAATAACTGTAATCTGATATAAAAACATTTTTGATATTATTGCAGATAATCTTCTGCTAGATATTTTTTCTTTTAATTTCTTTGCTTTCCATAAGCCAAAAACTGTATCCAAGCAGATACAAAACCCTACTAAAAAAAGTAAATTTGCTACAGGCAAAAAGAATGTCCAAAGAACCGCAAGTATTTTAGGAAAACTTGTACGAACTGAAGCTAATAATATAAATAGTTGCATTCTCAAAACTCCTCCTCGTTACTAAATTGTTGAATAAGTTGGTAAGTTAAAAAGAATATAATAGCACATCCACCTAAAGCTAAATAAAGAGTTCCTGAACAATACATAGCAAGTGCTGTCGCATAAGCAAAAATATAATAGATAATTCCTAATATTTGTAGTTGGCTCATAATTTAATTATTAAACTTGTCTTCCAAGTGTAGTTTGAAATGCTTGAATTCTTGTATATAAATTTGATGCATCAGTATTACTTAAACCCGTACCCAATGTAGCGAATGCTATTTGTCTCTTTCCATAATAAGTATTTGAAATTGACAAATCTGGATAATATTCATTCATTCCAAGCAAATACATATTAGTATTTGGTAAACCTTGATTAGAAGGAGTTATTGTGCTTTTTAAAGTTCCATTTTTATAAGCAGTTATTGAATTGCTACCATTTCTATTAATTATAAATTGTCCTGCTCCCGAATCAATAAATGTACCACCAAATCCATATCCATTAGCAAAATAAGAAGCTGCAGTTAAATTATACAAATATTGAGCTTCAGCATCAGAAAATGAGTCTCCATCAGTTCCATAAATTGTATTTGCTCCTATTTCTTTTGTACCTATTATATCAGTTGTTCTATAATAAGCAGAAAAATGCGTACTATCAGTATCTATTATTTCTATAAATGGCTTATATTTAGTATCGGCATATCCTGTTGTTCCATTAGGTAAAGCACCTGTTGAACTATGAGTTATTCCTCCATTAAACACTAACCTAAATGCAGCGTCTAAATCACGAGCATCTTTTAAATTGTACTTATGAGTTGTTGCAGTTCCACCTACAAATGGATAAATTGCTTTTAATTTATTCCAAATGCCATCAGTTTTTAATCCACGAACTAAAGTATCTATTGCCGTTTGTTGTGTAGCATTTGTTATAGTAGCAGCAGTAATAAATGCTTGAGCATCTGAGTCAAAACTTGAAGAAGAAGCTCCTGAAATATTAGTTAAACCACTCCAAGAACTTAATTGAGATTTACCCCAACTAATAGCATTTGAAGCTGCTTTTCCCCAACCTATTGAATTGTTTTCAGAGCCATCGCCCCAACCATTACTGTTTGCCATTGCTTATCTTTTTTAAGAATGTTTTTAATTTCTTAATGTTTTCTTCTTTTGGTTTATAGTTCTTTTTCATATAATTAAATATACCAACCTGTGTAATTATTGTTTGAATCAGGATAAACCGCACCATTTTGATTGTTGTAATATTCGGGAAATAAATTACTATGAAAAGTAATATAGTTAATAAATCTTTCCGTATAATGTTGTGCAATTTGTCTTTCTTTTTCGATTAAGAAATCAACTTCGTTTTTGTCTATGTTTTCGCTATTCTCAGACGAATGCTTATAAACTCCTTTGTTTGCGATTGTGTACGCTGCAAATGGTAAGTATTCAACCATTGCCCAATGTATTAACATAGGCTTTAAATACGACTCCGTAAGAGATAAATAGTTACCTGCTAAAGTATCGTCTAATATATCCGCTTTAATCTTGTTAATTAGGTTCGTTCCTGTGTAATTTTGTATATGAATGTCTTGAGCTATCTTAACAAATTGTATAAACTTATCCGTGTCTACATTGCCGTTCATAGCAGTAAACTTTACAATATCATTTCGTGTTACTAAAAGTGCTTCTGCCATTAGTTAAATCTTTTATTAGTTGGTAAAAAGCCTTCGTTCGGCATATCAATTGGGCGCATTGAAACTTGTTGTGGGTTTCTTATTCTATAACCTGCCTTTTCTGCTTTATTTGTGCTTACTGTTTTTGCGTTAGGACTTAATGGATCAATTCCCATTCCCTTGTCAAATGCTACAAATGTTTGTCTCATCCATTTATGATGACAAGCTCCACCGCCTTTGTATAACCAAATAGAATAAGTATCAGCTCCTTCAGGACCCCAACCTTTGTTTACTGCAGAACTACCCATACGGATAATATCTTCTTTTCGATAAACTTTATTTGCAGTTACCATTGACTTACAAAATTCACGAGTATTTTCACTTATTCCTCCGTTGTATCTATATCGTGTAATAAATCTAATATCATTAATTACATCATCTTGTTTGGATGAAGCTCGTGGATTTGCAACGCCTGTACTTACAAAATTATAAACCTTAGATAAAAGACTTTGTTTAGGGTTGTTTGCTTGTTCAATTTCAGCGTCTATTGCATCTTCTTGGTCGTAATCAACTTCAAATTCATCTATTAGAACCCAATCTTCTTGTATATCTTCTCCTAAGTCTATAAGTTCGTTTGTTTGTGAACTTAATTCAGTTCCTGTTTCTTCAGCAACTTGCTCAGCAGTTTGTGTATTTTCTAAATCAGTAAACTCTAAAGGCTGTAAAGTTTTAAAGAATAGTTTTAAAGCAATTCCATTATAAGCAAGTATCTTATCAAATGCTTCACAAAGTTCTTCTTGCATTGGTCGTATAACCATATTATCAAAAAGAATACTTGAGTTCTTTAATTCGTCTGCATTTGCAGAAAATCCTGTTGAAGTAGCTAAACCAAATAACAAAGGACTTGTAACATTATGTCCGAACATTATTTTCTTTGTGCATTCTTCACTTAAATAAGTGTAATGCTGAGGTGCATCATTTAAAGGAATATCAGTTACATCAGTTTTAGATTCTGCGTTGTTATTAAATGCAACTATTACTTTTTGGCCTCTACTTCCTGTTAGTTTATTTAATACTTTTCTTGATATAATTTCTTGCTGCTCCTCGCTAGGCACTCCATTATTAAAATTTACAATCTTAGTTCCTGAGAATCCGTTTTGAACTTCATTAATTAAATAATCTGCAACTTCTTCTTCAAGTAGTGCATAAGGCAAAGCTCCTTGATAATCTGGATATGCGTAGTACTTCATTCCAACAGCATACGGCTTTGAGAATAGTATCTCGACATCGTCTTTTGATGTACCAAATGAAGCATATCTTACAGGTGCAAATTTCTTTACATCATCCCAATTATCAGAATAATAATAACCTTCTACTTCTCCGTATTTATTGCACTTTTCTGCTCTAATTAAATTAACAGGAATGTGAAATGCCTTAAGTATATTTTTTCTATCTTTTGAATAATGAACTTGTACTGCAAATTGACCAAGCATCTTTCGGTCTATAATCATTTTACGAATACAATCTTTGTTAAACAAAGTCATCATTTGAGCGTATTCACTTGGCTTTTTAGAAGCGTCTAACGCACTTAAACCTTTTCCGTAAACTAAGCGACTAATATTGTTTATTATGGCGTTATTTGTTGTTGAATTCGTGTATCTGTCAATTAAAAACTGAAAGTAGTTATTGTCTTCTCCAAATTCAACCCACTCATCACGCTTAGATTCTTGAATTGTAGGCGTTGTGTAGGCACTTAAATTATGTATGTGTATATTACTCATAAACTATAAATTCATTTGTTGTTGTGTTGCTTGTATATTGCCCATTGTTAACGCTAAATGTCACTATTGGTTGATCAGTACAAAATACTTTGTCCCTGTATATTATTTCGCTATCATTAAAACAAGTTAATGTATAAAAATGATTTTCTACTAAGTTAAAAATTGCTTGTATAATTGTATAATAGCTTCCTTGAGTTGTTGTATAACTTAAAAGTATTTCTACATTTGTTTGTTCATCTTTTAATACTATATCAGTAAGCGTTCCTCCTCTAGTAATTAAAGGAAAAGTTTGCGTTAATACATTTTCAGTTGTTAAAATAATCATCTTATATATTAAATTAACTTTTGCTTAAATTGTTTCAAAAAAAAAGGGCAGCCATATAGCCACCCTAATTCTAACCTATTCAAAAAGTATTAGTCAGTAGTAACAGTTGCACCATCTAACAAAGTGATAAGTTCACCTTCAGTAGCACAATCCAAGAAATTTGCAGGGCTCATTTCTGCTCCCATAAATGTCAATCCGTAACCATTGAAATCACCCATTGCAGAACCAGTTGAAACTGTACCTGCAGAAACATCCATACCGAATTGTAAACCTGCAAGGAAAAATTGATTTCCTCTTGTTCTTACAATAATGTTTGGTCTTCCATAAGCTAACATCTTAATATTCTTGTGAGTTAATGGGTCTTGTCTTTTAAACTGAACTGTTAAAGTTTGCTCAAAGAAAGTTGTTCCGTTTTCTCTTGAAGAATTGATTGCAGTTTCAAAAGAGTTGTTACCTTTTAATTCGTATTTGAATACTTCAGCAACTCCGTTGATTGCAGTAATTTGGTCTTCATAACCTGCAACAGTTGAATAAACGATGTCACCACCACCCAAAGAAGAATCGGGATTGTATGCACCAAAATTGATAAAATAGATTGAGTCAAGACCTGAAATTGAATCCTTGCATTGCTCTAATCTTCCGTTTGCTATATCGCACGCCATAATGTATATTTTTAAATTATTTATAAATAAAAAAGGGAAGGCACTTTACCTCCCCTTCTTTTAATTTTTATTAGTTATTAGTTAGATGCGTTAACGATTCCGTAAGATACTAAATCAGTTGCAAAACCGTACTTAGCGTCTGCTGAAAAACGCATTACAACTCTAACATTTTCAGAACCGTCCATATCAGCCATATCCAAAACTTTAACTTGGTTCATATCATTCAATAAACCTGTACCAAAGTAAAGATTAGAAGTTGGAGTTAACAAAGCAGTGTTAGCAGCTAATCCATTAGCTAAAAATACACGAACTCCGTCAAAGAAAAGGTCACCTAAAACTTGGTTAGTTCCTTTGTTATCGTAACCATTTGCTCCAACACCTGCAGCAGCAAAACCACCTAATGCACGAACATAAGCACGATAGATATTGTTAGATACATAAAGAGTCAAATCTTCTTTTCCGTATAAAGATGCAGGTAAAGCATCAACAATTTTACCTAATTCAGTAACAACATTAGCAGCAGTTACAGTTGTACCTGCAATCTCTTGAGCAGATGGTTGTGCAGCTTCAGTTAACAATTGTGTCATAATACCTGCAAATTGACCTGCAGTAGCATTAACTCCTGTCCAGATTGTAGACTCCATTGCAGCAGCAACTTTAGCAGAAACGTGACCGATTAAGAAATCAGCAAAGTTTTTAGGTAAAGTATCGAATGCAGAATAACCCATTGAGATAGCATCCCAATCAGATTTGAAATCTTTCTTACACAATTGTAAGTTAACTTGAAATTCTTCAGGTTGAATAATTTTTTCAGTAAGTGTCAAAGTTGAAGTTGCAGTAAAGTCACAAGATGCATCTTTAACGATCTCATCAGTTCCAACTCTTTTAAGAACTTGCTTGTATTTTACATTAGGAAGGATAGTCATTCCACCTTTTTCTAATGTTGGTGCAGATAACAACGCAGCTGCGATGTATTTTCCTGCGAACTCACCTGCGTAAGTTGTAGTAATTGATGTTGTAGTAGCCATTTTTTAAAATGTTTGTTTAGTTAATATTATTTGTTAATTTTTTCAAGGATAGAATCCATAATTCCACGATTTCTTTTAGTAGAAATTTTGAACATTTCTATTTTAGTTTCGTTTTCAGGATTAAAAGCAATCGGCTTAACTTCTTCTGCAAGTTCTACGACATTGTCGTTTGTAGTTTCAACTGCGGAAAGTTTTTCTAATTGAGCTTTCAATTCAATATTTTCGTTTTTAAGTGCTTCGATTTCATTAAAGAAAGTTTCTTTAACGATAGATTCGATAGTTTTCTTAGGAGCAATAACTTCTTCAGAAGCAGCAACAGGTACTTCTGGAGTAACAGCTTCTTCAGGTGCTACCTCTTCTCCCATTGGTGCTTCTTTTACATCAGCAATAATTCCTTCTACTTCTACAACTAAAATTCTTCCATCTTCTAATTCGTATTCTCCAACAGGAACAGGAATCTTTTGCTCGTCAGGTGTAACAACAAAAACTTCGTTATCCATTTCGAATTTGTCAGCCTCAATTACGGTTACTCCGTCTGCCATTTTCATTTGCTCTAAACTCACTTCCATTCCAAGCAAAGTTTTGATTTGATTAATTACGCTTGTTTTCATATTTGATTTTTATTTATATTATTAATTATTTACCAAGTGTTTTAACTATATCCATTGAATTTACAATAGAATCGTTTACTTGATTTGCAAGACTATAAGCGTCCATTAATTGTTTATAAGCAGGTAAGTCTTTAGGGTTTAAGCCTAAATCAGTTGCTTGCTTAGTAATTACAGTTTGTAATTTATCTAAAACACTAACTACTTTTTTCTCATAGTCTTTATTCATTACAATTTGCTTGTATGCATTATTTAATGCCGCAAAATTCTTTTGAACAATAGCGTCAAGTTTATTAAAATCATCATTAGTCTTATTAATAGACTTAAATTGGAATGCAATATCTTCGATTGTTCCTAATTCAACTTGGTGATTTGCTAATTCAGTCTTATCCGTAATCTTTTTAAAAATGTTGTTTAGTGTACTCATGTTTATTAAATTAAATTGTTTATATTTTGTTGTATTTTTAGCCGTTATTACGCACTATAACTCTTGTCCCACCATTAGTTGTAGTTGTTACTGAATCAACTCCTGTAATTGAACCTATTCCTTGAGCTTGTAAACTTCCATCGCAACATTTGCTTGAATATTTTCCGTCTTTACATAAGCATCCACGCTTACCACCTTTTGGTGATGCTTTACTTGGTGTTTTCATTTTCTATAATTATTTGTTTAATTTTTCCTATTAATAAATCTTCTTCGCTAAGCATTGACATTTCTAATTTATCCGCAAAGTAACCCTCAATTGAAAATCCTTTAACGCTTCCATCTTTTACTTTCGACCAAACATCCTCGTTATTTACTTTCATTGAAATCATCCAAGTTCCAACAGGTAAACTAAAACCATACTTCTTAGACTTATCTTGTTCAAGGTCTTCTATAATCCAACTTTCAACAACTGTTAATCCTTTTAACTTTTGATCGTGTTCGTATGTTGCATTGTTTTGATTAGAGTTCATTAAGAATAATTCAGATGCTCTACGGATCGTATCTTCACTAAAGAAGATGTAATATTCTTCGTTCTTATCGTTGCGTCTATAGATTTGTTTATTAGGCACTAATGCAGCACCCATAAGAATCTTCTTTTCAGTATCAATTTCTTTTAACTCTACTTCGTGTTTTGACAAGGCAATAAATGATTCCTCAATGGCAGGGCTTTCTACCACGGAAATAGCGTCAATTCCACTTAAAGAATCTTTTTCGTCTATTATTAATTCAACAATTTTCATCATAGTTATTTAATTAATTTATTATTAAAGTGTTGCATTTCTCATTCTATTCCTGTCTAATGCTTGAGCAGATGTAACTTCTCCGCTTACTACAAATGCTTGTACAGGTTGTTGCTGAAGTTGTGCAAGTTGATTTATTCCATTATTACCTACAACATTAAAAGTAGGAGAAACAACTCCACTTCCTGTAGCACCACTACCACCTCCCATAGAGCCTCCACCTGTATTATTTCCACCACCACTACCTGCAGAACCGCCTCCTAATGCTTGTAATGCTTTTGCAGTTGCAGCAATATTTGCGGCTATTCCTATCCCTGTTGAAATATTATTCATTGCGATTACAGGCGCTGCAGATAATCCACTTGTCGCTATTGCTTGAGGTGTCGCTAACGCACCTGCGTTTGCTAATTTATTTGCTATAATCATTTTTGCAATACCTACTGCTGATTCACCAAGAACTGCTGCTTTTTGAATTCCTTTATTCTTTTCTCCTAATTGAGCAAGCAAAGCAAATCCTTGAGAAGCTAAATCTAATCCTTGACTTCTTAAAGCATTCTTTTGTTCTTCAACTGCTTTTAATTTTTCAAGTTCTTTATCTGCTGCAGTTTTATTTATTGCAGCTACTTCTTTAGCACTTCTTTCCGCTGCTATTTTAGTATACTCATCATATTGTGCTTGTGTTATTTGTTTAGCATCAAGTTGATTTTGTAGTGTAACTAATTCTTCGTCTAAACCTAATTTAACATTTGCCCTTGCTCTCTCATCGTCATCAACAATATATTTGTTTTTTATTTCAATTTGGTTTTTACGCTCATTCCAGTCAGCATCATCAATAGCTTTCATATCAGCCATTAATTTCTTTTCTGCTTCTAATTTACTTGCTGAATCAGCTTTATTAATTGCATCTATTTCTCTAACTCTTGCTTTTTCAATTTCAGTAAAATCTAACTTGTTATTGATTGCTCTTTGTTTAAGTAAATCGTATTTAGTATCTACTGCATCTAAATCTCTTTTAAGTTGTGTCTTAGCTGCTGCAACATTCTCTAACCTTACAGCTTCAAGCTCTGCTTTTAATCCGTTTACTGCATCAATTTGCGCCTTTCGTTTTTCCCTATAAGCATCTGCTGCTGCTTTTTGTTGTTCGGCTTCTGCAACTTTAATATCTTGATTTATTTTTTTATTTTCTAAGTACTGAGCATATTGTTCTCCTCTTATTTTCTTAATATTCTTTAATAAGGTTCTTGCTCTTTCATCGTCTAATTGACCAATCTTTCTATAGTATCTATATTCTTCAACGTATCCTTTTTCTTTTTTCTTTTGCTCTTTAAAGATACTCATTCCTGTCATATAAATTGACATTCTTTTTTTCTTCTCTAAATCATCAGTATTTTTTCCATTAGCTTCAGCAAGTCTCATTTCAAAATCATAAGCATCAGTTTTTATTTTCTGAACTTGCCTTAACTTTTCTATATTCTTATCTGCTTCTTTAGCCATTGCTGCAGTTCTTTTAGCAGCATTCTCTTTCATTTGAACAGTATTAGCATCATCCTTAACACCAAGTGCTTCCAAACCTTTAAAAACTAAATAAATTATCCCAACTAAAGGAGAAAAAGCAACTACAATTATACCTACTGCAATCTTCATTTTTGGACCTAACTTATCAAAAAATCCAAATGCCTTTGTAATTTCATTTCTAAAAACATAAACTGCCCCAACTACTGCTGCAATAGCACCCGCTATAAGTACATAAGGATTAATAGATACAGCTACATTTAAACCTTCTTGAGCAACAGTTGCTGCTTCAGTTGCTACAATTTGTCCTTCAGTTGCTACCATTTGTTCGGTAGCTGCTAATTTCTGAGCATTAGTTACTGCAATATCAGTTTTTTTAATTCCAATTGCAACCATTAATCCTTTCCAAGAGTCTTTGATTACTCCACCTAATTGTATAAATGAATCTTTGGCTTCCCCTAAACCTTGAAGTCCTTGAGATAAAGCCATTGCAGATTGCACTTTTAATAGAGTAGCTTGAACTGCTTCGCCCTCTACTCCAACTAAACCTAAGGCACCTTCAAATGCTTGGAATCCGTCTAAAACTCCGCCTAATGATTTACTAAGTGCATTAAACTTTGCATCAGGATTAAATGCTTTTACTAAATCAGCAGAATCTGAGATTCTATCTTTTAATTGTCCTGCTCTTTTTGCAGCCTCAATTGCTTGAGCAGAAGTTGCACCATAAGCATCTGAAAGTTTTTGAACTTCCATTACGGCTTCCTTAAGTTGTGCTTTTAAACTCTTTGAGTTGTCTTTAATTTCTAATTCAACCGTTCTTTTTTCAGCCATTGTATTTTAAGTTTTTTATGTGTGCTTGTCTTCTTCCTTTCTCAATAGCTTTTTTAATAGTAAATGGGATTGCATACTTTCCTTTTGCTATTTCAATATTTTCTCCTTTGCCGTAAAACTTATCAGTCATCAGCATTTGTATAATTAAATTTATCATTGTTTTATGTATATTTCGTTTCTTATTACTGTTCCGTCTTCAAGATTATATCTTATGGTTATTGTATTAATTATTGGATAAGGGCCTTCTACTACTGAAGGTAAAGTTATTACTACATTTTGCTCTTCATATACTGTAGCAGGAGTTGCATAAACATCTGCTAAGTCACCGCTTATATCTGCACTTAATACTGCTGATGGTTTTGCACCTCCATTAGGAAAAACAATAGGTACAATTATATCACCTCCATCCGTCTTTCCATTAAAAATACCAGTTGCAATTAATGGCCTAAAATCATTTACTAAAGTGAAATCAACATCACCCGTAGTTAAATCAGATTTCATTTCGTTAATTATGTAACGCTTATCTCTAATAATTAATCTATCATTTAACTTTAATCCTGTAATTAGACTAACAGGCAGATTTGTTTTTAGACTTGTCAATCTATTCTTAAGATTAAATAAATTAGCTAAATATGGGAAGTAATATGTTGCATAAATTGTGTTAGCAATTGGTACTTCCAACATTGTGGAAACTTCAGGCCCAAAATTAGAGGTGTAGTTTTGGTTATTATAAAGTAAGTCTTGCCCAAAAGCAACATACTTGTCAATAGGTATTTGGTGTGAGCCATCATCAAAATAAAAGAATACACCTTTCTCTTCGCCTTTGTATAATAAACAAGGCTTAGGAATGTAAGGGGCAAATGCACTATTTAATGAGTAACCAACCTGTAAATCAGTTCCTGTAAATTTATTAAATAATAAGTTTTCAAATGGAGATTCTATAATGTAGTCATCACCATCGTAATTAAATTGGTATGATGTATCTCCATATTCTTTATTAGCATTCTGAAGATATGCCTTATTCATAAAAGATTCACTTTGTTGATATTTAAATGAAATCTTTTTAAATAGTTTAATACGCTCTATATCAATTGAATCAACATCTGTATATTCTGTTATATCTATTACGGCACCTTTTGCATACCATTGCTCAAGAGGCTCTATTTGATAAGTATTTATATTTGTAGGATAACAGGTTAAATTTAATTCTTTTAAGATACCACTAAAGAAATCAGATACTTTCATTTCGGGTGCTAAACCTGCTAGGTCAGTATAAGTAATAACATTTGATACTGTTGTTAGTACAGTCACAAAATCACTAATATAAGAACCGCCACTATTATAAAATACTGAGTAAGTAACAAAGAAATCAATATCGCAACTTGCATCACTTCTAACCTTAAAAGTAAAGTTATCATTCATTCCACTAACATTTGGTAATTGCACAACTCCTGAAAGTGTAGTTACATTTAAAGTTTGGTAAAAGTTTCCATTTTGGAATACATCTATAAAAATAGTTGCAAGTGGATTTGTATTACTATTTATTGAAAAAGTTATAAAATGTTCAGAAACTCCATTTAAATAACTTAGGTTTAAATTATTATTAGTAAAGTTAAAGTTTGGTATTAAGTCATAATTTGGTCCACTTGATGAATCTATACTATCAAATATTAGTTGTATTGGAGGTGTTGAATAAGTAAAAGTACTTTTGTTTTTAAACCACAAAAATAAATCAGTAAATTTTTTATCAGTTAAAATTGTACCTGTAAAACTTACTCCATATTTATTTTCTATTGCATCAAATATTGCAGGTATTCTTACTGCAGGAAACAATTCATTAAATACAATTGCACCATGTGTTAACTGAATATCTGCAACTTGTAATTGAGCTAAAATACCTGCGGGTAAATAAGTAGGAAAAGTTGCAAATGGATTAACACTGTTATACTGCCAGATTCTATTTGAACTAATTAAAGGATAATGAACATCGTAATAAGTTGTTCCATCTTGTATTCTATTTTGTATTTCTATTGCGCTGTAATCGTGATTATATGCAGTATAATCCAAAGTACTTAACATATCCTCTCCGAACTTATCTTTTAAACTAAGTACATCCCCATAGAAAGTAACTTGATAATTTTCTGCATCACCTTTTTTAACATTTGCTTTTTCAATACTTAATTTTCCTCGTCTAAAAAATGTAAGGTCAATTTCAATTACAGCATCTCGTCTAATGTTATGATCTATAGTTGAGTCAACATCCGTTTGGTAAAAGTGCTGAAAGATTTGATTGTTAACATCAGAACAGGGAATGCTAAATGTTTGCGAGAAATCAGTAAATACTTTTGATATATCAGCTATGTTTTGAATCGAAGAATTAACTTCAATCTTTTCATCGTTGAATAATTCAAGTCTTCTTCCTTCTACAAGTATTTGTACTTTTCTTAACATTATACAACTGAGTTTATAATATCGTTTGCAAATTCAAACTCCATTTGATAGTTAATCATTTTATTATTTATGTTCTTCTGAAGCTCCGTTGATTTCGTGTTTAGTTTTGCAGGTCTATTGTTAACTAAAATCCTTTCACTTAGCATTATTTGCTTTAAGCTACTATTAAATTCTTCGGTAACAAATCCTGTATTTGTCTTAATCACCTCTCTACCATTTACATTAAACACTGCTCTTTGCCCTTCAAGTTCTGAATAGTTAACAAGGTTAGATTGCAGTAAATTATAGTCAACTGAATCTATGCCTATTGAAGTGTTAGATGCTTTAAATAAAAATTCTCGTTGCCATCCTCCATAACGATTAATAAAGTCTACTACAACGGGTTCATATCTACATTCATCATTTGGCAAAAACATATATGTTCTTAATAGTGTATCTGAGTTATCAAATACTTCTACTTTGTTTCCATTGGCGTAAGCAGCAGGATAAACTCTATAAATATCGTAAATTCCATCTGCGGATATATTATTTATAGCAACATTTCCTGTACCTATTTCCGTGTATTTAATATAATCACCATCGTCTAAACTCATTGTAATTATACCTGCTCTTCTTGAACCTGTAGTTGAAGGATCTACACCATCGTAATGGTAGAAATATTTCCCTTCATCTAAAAAGAATCTTCCATTAACAGGATTCATCAAGTCTTGATAATATCCGTAACCATCACAACCCAAAATAGTAGCACCTGAAATGAACACATAAGTATTACCCAAACCTACTTTTTTGTATTTTCTAAATGATATATTGCAGTATTCATTTGTTGGTGTAATGTCGTTGTTTGTACTATAATTATTATTGAATGATTGATGTGAAATATATTCTCTAATGTAAGGTGCAATATTATAAGTAGTTTGTAAATGATTTGATGCGGGAATTAATTTGCTTAAAGTATATTGAGGAGTTGCAGGCATACTTCCTGTATTCCATAAATACAATTCTACTTTGCTTCCTGTTTGTCCCGCTTCATTTACCTCAATAATATAAGGCGACCTTGCTGCTATAAATGTATAACTCATTTCTTTTTAAAATTTTCGTTCATTATTGTATTAAAAGTTTCAGTTGCATCTAATCCAAATGCTTCTATTAATTCATCAGGTAAGTTTTTAAATGCTTTCTCAAATGGCTTAGTAAAAAACAAGCTCGGTTTAATTCCTTTCTCTTTTATGCTTCTTGCTATTGCAAATGCTAATCCCCTTTTTGATGTAAACCTACCTTTACTATTTCTTGGTACTATGCCTTTATTCTTTATCCACTTTTCTATTGGT